CTGCACCTGCATCAAATCTAGTTGAATTACCAGTAAATCCTGATAATTTTTGTTTGTTGAATGGTCCTACCATAATCATTGATGGTTCACCACCTTCATTCCAACATGATTTAATTACTGATTTTAGAGAAGCTTCTGTAAAAGCTCTTTGAGTTCCATCAGTTCTTGCTGTATTACCAAGACCACCTGATGAACCACCAGAACCGAATACATCATTAGTTGCAATCCATGCACCTAGTGTACCCATTTTTCTAGCAGTTGATGAGTTACCAGCATTTTCTGCAATGTTTCCAGTTACAGTTGCTTCCATATCTCTTTTTAACTCTTTTGCTCTTTTAGCAATTTGATATGCTAATTCAGATGCTCTACCTGCTTTGTCTACTGACTCTTGTGTTCCTGTGATTACAACAGTTTTGTCCATAATCTGTGAACTATTTGAAAGTCTAACAGTTGCAGTTGATGCATCTAAAGTTGCGTCATCTCCTTCAATAACAGCATTTGATGTTGATGCTGCTGCTAAAGAATCTGTTTGCCATTCATGAAGAACAGCAGTTGCTTTTGTTTTTGCTGCTGAACTGATAAATGGTGTGTCTGTAGGTGCTATCGAATAGATAACATCAGAAAGATCTTCTCTTTCTCCTACTGAATCATACGTATCAAACGTATTTGTTGGTTGTGCCATTGTTATTTCCTTTGTTGAGATTTAAGATTAATAATGTCAAGAATCGCAGAGGATGCATCATTGATGTTTCCTGTTTTACGAACCTTGCCAATTTTATTTCTTATTTGCTCTCTACCAGAACTTGTTGCTGATTTTGCAACACCAGGTTTAACAACCTTTGGAGCATTAGCTACTTTCTTTTGAACGATAGGTCTTTTATCTTTCAAAGTTTGATAGCTCATTGCATCCTTAGCAACCATTAAAAATCTATGGTCTGCCATTGTACCAATCTCATCATCACTAAATCCATATCCTCTAAGTGAGTTACGCATATTAATTTTAAATTGATCAGCTTTATTTGGATCGCTATACTCTGGTATTTTTGTTGCTGCTAACTCTTTCTGCGTTTCAAGGAACTCATTGTATTGTTTAATCTGAGCTTCTCTTGCTTTAGATTTCATATCCTCAATAGCTCTATTCTGTTGTCTTAATTGATAATCCAACTTAGCAGCTTGTGTAGGATCTTCTTCATAAAGTTTTTGAAGATCAGCACTTCCTTGTTGTTGTCTGACAGTTGCGTCAGCAGTTGCTAATAAATCATTCAACTCTTGTAGTTTCGCATCATAAGATTGACGCAAACTATTCTTTTGAACTTCAAGATCTCTCTTTTCCATTCCTAAAGAATGAGTTTTTTGTCTATAATCTGAGTCTCTAGAATATCCAGCTTTCAGTTCATCAAGGCTGACCTCTATCTCTTGACCATTTACTTTTAATCGGTGGAGACTTGGTTCCTCTAATTCTGTTTGTGTTTCTTCTGTTACCTCAGTATTTTCAGATTCCTGCTCAACTGGAGCTGCTTCAGACTTGGCTTGGCTCTCTGGAGTTTCCTGTTTCTCAGTACTTTCAGGTTCTGTTGGTTCTGCTTTAGTTTCAGTTTCTTGTTGATCTTTTGGATTCAATAATCCTGAAATTTTTTCAGCAGCACCATCTATGTTTTGTGCTTCTGACATATCGTTCCTTTCATGGTTGACGAATTTGAAGTTGCGTTAGCTTAACTTCTTTTATTTAATTGATCTAACTCATCTTGAGTTAGTTTTCCACTGGTCATAATACTTTGTAAATGACCTCTGATTTTGTCTACAAGATTGTAGGCTACCCAGAGATATGTACGTTTGTCATTCTCAGTGAATTTTGTATTAAAGATTTCCTGTTTATATATTTCTAGGAGATCTTCAAATGCTGTCTTTAGCAGGGGATCGTTCAGGAGCTGCTCTGCTCTCTTGCCCTGTCGTATCTGTTTTTCCTTGTCCATTAAAGAATTGGTTTTGTCCTTTTACTATTTCTTTCATTAGATCACCTGATTTATTTAAATCAGCTTGTTCTAACATAGATCTTCGTTTTAGTTCCATTTCGTCTATCTTAGATCCATATTTTAATTCAAGTTCTTTAATTTTCAACTCAAATTCTAACATTGATTGTCTCATTTTTGCCTCAATGTTTTTAATCTCAGTTTCAGCTTTCAATGAAGCTCTTTGATTCTCACCTTGTACCTGTGCTAGAGTTACTTTTTCAAACTCTGTTGGAGGTTTAGGTGGTAATTGTGGCATTTGAGATGCACCAACGTCTGGATCCATAAAGAAAGGTTCTACACTATTTAGACCTGCATTTTCAACTAATTTTTTCAAAGAATTGTATATGTTTCTTAAATTGACCATTGGTCCATATACATTCTGTTGAAGATTAATAGCTTCCATTTGTCTTTGTAAAATAGCATTAACTAAGATCAATTGTTGTTCTTTTGATCCTGAACCTAATCCTACTTGGACAGTAACATTAATTCTATCTTTCCATTCGTAAGGTCTCATTGGTATATACTTACCTCTAATTCTTACGATCTTTTCTTTTTGTTGATATTTACATACCAACTCAAACATTTTAAGTGCTAGATCTCTAACACCTGTTTCTGCAAATATTCTAGCAATCAACTCCATTCTCATTTGAGATTGAGTCAATACTTGATTCATACCTGTTGCAGTTTTATTATTTAATGAATCAGGATTTAATCCTTGTGAAGTTTTACTTACACCAGTTCTAGTTTCTTTTACTGCATCTAAGTATGCTAACATACCACTAGCTTGTTCTGTAATAGGTTGTGCCTGTATTGGCATCATTACATTACTTGGTGGTTGTTTAGTTCTTACTATTCCTCCAGGACGATTTGTAAGTAAGTCATCCATAGCTACTTGACCATCTTGTATTGCTACACGATTATTATTAGTTAGATACATATTATCTAACATCTGTCTCATAACTGTAGATTTAATTAATTGTATATCTTCTACTAATTCTGCAATAGATCTACCATGAAATCTGTGAGGCATGATTACTGGTGTCATAGAAACAAATGGCATTGTATCCATTTCTTCTATACTTAATAATTTTTTAGAATCACCTGCTACACAGATCTTAACAAGTTCTGATTTACCATCATCATTAAGATCCATTCTTACATAACATTCATGAAGTAATACATCTTGTGTTGATTTATCACCATCTGCTTCTCCATGAGAAAAATCTATATTTTGATGTCTAACAAACTTATCTTCTGTAAAATAATCAGGATCACCTGTTGGTAAAGAATCTACTAACTCTTTGTCATATCCCATTTCAACTAATTCAGTTTTAGTTTTATTAGTTCTATGACATACAAAGTTTGCTTGATCTATAGACTTACATCTTCTTTCAATTAAAAATTCTTCAGGTGGTATTGGTTCTATTCTTACTTGACCATACTTTCTAGTTCTATGTATTACACAATCATGTAATTTAATTTTATCTAGTTCTTCACCTCTATCATCTGTAATAGGTTCATCATACTCAGTATGTTCTTTTACATCTACTTCACTATCTGCAACAAGATCATTGAACTCATCATCAGTTAATCTTGTATATTGTTCTCTTTCAGTTTTTTGTGAGTTATCCCAAAAAATTTTTAATATACCATTCTTTTGAATTAGTGCATCTTTGAATGCTGTATATAATGCTGTAAATCCATTATTCTGTTTATAGAATATATGATTTAAATAATCTGAACATTGTCTAGCCATTTCTTCATCTTCTGGTCCAACACCTTCACATGAGAATACATTGTCTCCTGCTGTAAAGATTTTCATTAATGAAGGCATTAAGCTTTCAACTGTGTCCATTACATCATTAGATATTACTTGTGATCTACCTTCTTGTTCATTACCAAGAGGCATACCTAAATAATATTCTAAAGATTTCTTTCTTCTAGCAACTAGCTCACCACCAATGTATCCTGATGCATTGTGGATCTCTCTACTTACTATTGATAATATTTCTTGTTCTGATTTCTTCATACTACATATTTTGTATCTACATTAATTGGTTTATTCCATTCTGTTGTATCTAATGGTTCACTAACACATCCATATCTAAAACTATCTGCTGCGTGTGAACACCAATCATGTAGTGGTTTATTTTTAAACACTTGGTTTTTTTCATCCCATTGTTTTCTATATTGTCGTAATGCATCAAGTCCTTGTTTACATTTTTCTCTATCAAACCAACATTCTTTAAGTGCATTACGTACTGATTCAATTCCATGATCTACTTCAAGTTTTGGTGCTACTTGAAAATCTAATCCTAGTTCTGCTGCTACTTCTAATCTAGACTTTCCAGTACCAAGTTCTCTTGCTTGTATATCATGAGGAGCTATATGACAAGAATAAGCATAATCTTTTTCTTTTAGTACATCTACATAATGTGCTAATGATTCTCCTGAGTTTTCATAATAATCAATCAGGTGTACTTCTTCTCCGATTCTTTGTGCAAACCATATTGCAGTTGAATCACCTATCCCCAGATCCCACCAAGTTTCCACACCTGCATTATCATCTACAGGCACGTAGCCGATTCTCCCATCTTTATCAGCTTTCGTTATTAGTCGACCATAATAACTTCCTGACACAGCAGCTGTAAAAGAGCATTCAAACTCTTGTTCATACTGCTCAGGTGTCATGATAGAACGTGCCTGTTCCAGTTCCTCCTCTGGAATTACTTTTGTGTCAGAAGATCTGTATAGTTTTCCATACCAATCTTTATGACCTCGCTGTGCAAAATCATATACTTCCCAGAATTGATTATGCCCCATTGGTGTGCCTATAAATAAAACCCATCCCAATTTGTCAGCTACAGCTGGTCTAATAATCTCTGTCCATACTCTAGGAGACATGATTGCGTATTCGTCTAAGACTACACCATCAAATCCCATACCTCTTATTGAGTCAGGATTATCTGCACCAAAAATTTGTATTCTAGAACCATTAAATAAATCGATTCTAAGTTCAGACTCGTTTCTACTTCCACCCCAAGTCATCAAGGGTCTTGTATAAAATTTTAAATATTCCCAAGCAATAGCTTTACCTTGTCTATAAGTTGGAGCTATAAATGCACATAAAGCTCTAGGTTTACCTGCTGCTGTTTTTATTAATTCGTTTATAGATAAAACTGATTTACCAAATCGTCTATGGCAAACCAAAACACTAAATCTTTTTAAATTATCATGTACCTCTTGTTGATATTGTCTTGGTTTATAAGGTACTTCTATTATCTTAACTTTCTTTTTGCCATTGGACTTTGATTTGGATTGGCTCATCTGTTCCTATTTTAGATGTTGTGTTAGCTAGTTTTGGATGAACGTAAGGTGCTGCTTTCTCAGCTGCATACATTTTACGATCAGGCGAACTAGCAGGATTGTTTAACACAGATAATAAATAATCTAAAGGAGAATGTTGATATTTAGATGCCATATCTTCTATAGATTTCCAAAGTGTTTTAGACTTTGAACCTAATGGTCTACCAGCACCTGGTCTTTTACCACCATGTTTTACTTCATTTTCATGACTCATATCTTCACCATGCTCCTTTAGATTTGTATATGTACGTTTATCTTCCATTATAGAACTGACATTCCTTTTCTATTAAAAGTTTTTTGTTTAGGTCTTTTAATAGGTTTTTCACCCATTGCTTTTTTTACTCCAGCAACAGCTAATGCACCACCTGCAAGTGATAATCCTATTGGACTAAAAGCAGCTTTAGCAGTAAATTTAATACCTTTCATAACACCTTTTTTAAGGCTTATGTTTTTTAGTTTATTAAACTGAGCTTTAACTGGGGAATACTTAACCAGTTTCTTACCTGGTCTTTTTCCATAGTCATAGTTTCTAAACTTTTTATCACTTGATCCTATTATATCTGGAAACTTCATTTTTTCTTCTTCTTCTTTTTCATTTTGGATTTAATAATTTTATCCTGTAACTGTTTTGGCAAAGTTCTTTGCTTAGCTGTAAGCATAGCTTTACCTGCCATTCTGCCTTTCATTAGTAACCTTTCTTCTTTTTAGGTTTACTTTTTTTCATTTTACCTTTTTTAGGTGGTCTACCTTTTTTTGAACCATATGTTCCTTTTCCCATTGGCATAGTGTTTCTCCTATTTTTGTAACAAGCCTTGTTGTGCAGCCATTTGTGCATTAGGCATTCTCATTTGCATATTTTGTCTTTTGCCCATTTGTTGCATCATAGGGTTATTGGCTTGTTGTAATAAACCCTGCTGCTGTTGTTTAGCTATTTCAGGCATTAATTTTGCTCTAACAATTAATGCTAACTTCTGAGATTCTTCAGGAGTCAGATTAATCATATCGTCAGCTAATTTTTCTAGTCTTTTACTCATATTAACAATTCCACTTTCTTAATGCTTTGTTTATTCTACTGTTTGGATCTCTTGCTGTTTTTGCAGAAGTAAGTTTACGTTTCATACCTTTCATTCTAGCACAAAACGATTTACGTCTA